ATTAATTTCATGCAAAGCAATAGTAAGGTTTTGTCTTTCTAATGCAAGTTGCTGTAATCTTTCCTGTAGATTCATATTTTAAGAATAAATAGCTTTACCTGTAGTTATAGCAGCATCAATGGCTGTAAAACTTTCTGATGTCCAGATAGATGTCGTTCCATCAACTTTTGTATAAGCCTTGATAATTTCAAGATGTTCAGTATTTCTCTGAATCATTTCTTTCCATTCTGTTTCAGTATCAGTACTTGAAGGATTTGCAGTTTGATATGCAGCAAAGTTAGCATCTGCGTTGATTACAGTCACGCTATCGCCAGCAGCAGAAAATATTGCTGCGATTTCATCTGCGGTTTTTTCTTCCATAATAAAGACTTAGTTGTTTACAGTTTACCCTGCTTCGAGGGCTGTGACTTTTGCGGATAATTCTTGTATTGCTTTAACTAGCAAAGGAATTAGATTACCTTGTTTTGCCTCTAACTTATCTGGGTTTTCGTCCGTAACTAAATCAAGAAAATCAAAATCTTTTTGTGCTTCTTGTAGTTCCTGTGCAATAAAACCAGTTCTGATTAATCCATCTTTAATATTTCCATCTCTTGTCTGCCATTTAAACTGACGCGGTATAAGAGTGTTAATAAAGTTAAGACCTACAGGTAAATCTACTATATCTGTTTTATCTCTTTTATCAGATAAAGAACTGATTGATGTTTGATTACATCTCAAAGTACTATGACTTGAATTTCCCAATGTAATTTCGTTACTTGCAGTTCCAGATGACGGCAACGAATTTTTTCCTATTGCGACATTGTTTTCGCCTGTTGTGGTAGTAAATCCAGCTTTATATCCAATGTATGTATTATAACTACCAGTTGAAATATTTTCACCTGCTTCATATCCATGAGCTACATTACCAGTAGCAGTAGTTTGTTTAGTCAAAGCTGCATAACCACAGCAAGCATTATAATTTCCTGTGGTGTTAGCATCTAAAGAATTAGAACCTATCGCAGTGTTGAGTGTACCAGTTGTGTTTTGCTCTAACGCAGATTTACCAACGGCTGTGTTGCTATCTGCTGTAGTGTTTGACTCTAAACAATTTTGACCAATAGCAACATTATTGCTACCAGTTGTGTTTAATTTTAAAGACCTTCTACCTACTGATGTATTACTAGCTCCTGTGGTGTTTGTAGTTGAAGATTCATAACCAATCGCTGTGTTGTTATCTGCTGTCGTATTGGCATCTAAAGCTAAAGAACCTACAGCTACGTTTTGTGTACCAGTTGTGTTTGATAGTAAGCAGTTATAACCTACGGCAGTGTTATCAGCTGCTGTAGTATTACTTGTTAAGCTACTTTTTCCAATAGAAGTATTATTATTTCCTGTTGTATTAACAAGTAAAGCATGCCTTCCCACAGCAGTGTTATCATCAGCCGTTGTGTTTGCTTCCAGAGCTTGATAACCCATTGCTGTGTTACGTACGCCAGTTGTGTTTGCTTCCAAAGCCTGACTACCAACAGCAACATTACTAGATCCAGTTGTGTTTGCATTTAATGCACTCTTGCCTACTGCTGTATTGTTACTTGCCGTTGTGTTTGCGTTTAAAGAACTTGCTCCAAGTGCTGTATTATTACTTCCACTAGTGTTTGATCTTAAAGTGAAATCTCCCATCGCAACGTTTGAACTGCCATTTATATTTAATGCCATACACTCATCACCAAGAGCAGAGTTATAACCTCCAGTAGTATTTGATTTAAGACAATCTTTACCTACTGCTGTGTTAGCAGGTCCAGTTGTGTTTTGCGTTAAAGCCTCAAAACCTACCCCAGTATTGTTTGACGCTGTAGTATTGTTTGCAAGAACACCGCTACCTACGGCTGTGTTAGAAGCTCCAGTTGTATTATCAAATAAACAAACTCTTCCTAAAGCTGTATTATTATTTGCTGTCGTATTTGTTGCTAATGCCTGTACTCCTAAAGCTACGTTGTTTGTTCCAGTTGTGTTTGCTTTTAATGCTTCAAAACCAACTCCTGTATTATTACTTGCTGTAGTATTTGCTTCTAAACAATCTTTTCCGACAGCTACATTTGAAGCCCCTGTTGTATTAAGTTTTAGCGACTCCATTCCAACTGCTGTGTTATTTGAAGCCGTAGTATTTTCTGTTAAAGATTTATGACCAACAGCAGTATTATTTGAGCCTGTAGTATTAGCATCAAGTGCGTTAGAACCTGCGGCTAGGTTCTGCGAACCAGTTGTGTTTGCTTGTAAAGCTGATCTACCTACTGCCGTATTGTTATCTGCTGTTGTATTTTCTCTTAGGGCATCAGTTCCTACAGCAGTATTTGTATCACCAGTTGAGTTTGCAGTTAAAGAGTCTCTACCCACAGCAGTATTATTAGACCCCGTAGTATTAGCTAATAAAGAATCTTTTCCTACACCTACATTTGATATTCCAGAAGTGTTAGTTGTTAAAGCACTAAAACCAACAGCAGTATTATTTCCACCACTAACAGAAGCATCTAAAGCATTTTCACCAAGAACTGTGTTACCAGCAACAGAGTTTGCACCTTTACCTACGCTTACGCTATTTATACTTGCATCAGCAGTCGAAGTTAACGAACCATCTAATCCTCTTAATGTAATCCAAGCATCATTAGCACTATTTCTTATTTTTAATAAAGCATTTGAAGTATCAGCCCACAACATATAAGCTGCTGTCGTACTAGGAGCAGAACCAGAACTGTTATTTGTTAATACCGCCTGTAATACATTATTTAAATCCGTTCTAACAGCACTACCAGAAGCGTTGTCTATAACGTAATCATGTGTTGCCATTACTTAACCCACTTTTTTATTTAAGTATATCTTAATTCAATACTAACTACCACGCCCGAATCCAGTAGCAGCATATTTGAAATTTCTATTAACAAAACTAGATCCATTCTTTATATCAATAGTAAATCCTGTTCCAGAAATACTGGACAAGGCAAAGAAATCTCCTGATTGTGCATTTTCTATAGTAATTCCAATATTAGGTAAAGCTGAACCAGCAGCAACACCAGTGCCAGTAGATCCTGTAAAGAAACTATTGGTAAAAGTTACAGCTTTACTTGACGTTCCAGATGCAATAAGGGTGTTAACTGTTTCTGTTCTACTTTCTAATTCAGCCGAATAACCTAGTTGGTCTATTTCAATACTTTGAGCAGGATCGTCTGATGACATTTCACATCTAAATCTAAATCCTCTACCAATAAAAGTACCATTTGCAAAAGTATTAAACTTAGTAAATTCAGCAGAATAAGTGCAATTTCCACTTGTACTTGCACTACTTGAAGCTGTTACTGTAAAAGTGCTTGAACTTGGTACAGTAATGATTTCATAGTTTCCAGTCACAGCAGTTCCAGTTGAAAATGTAATCTCTACATTGCTTCCTACAGAATAACCATGACCTGATTTTGTAATAGTTATAGTCGTTCCAGACTGTGCATAAGTAGCCGAAACAGAAGTCGCTGGATCGCTGTCTGTTGTACTTACTAATAATTTTGCATTTACATCTGTTGCTTTTGCACCATCAAAATCTGTCCATGTATCTATATTTGCAGTCCTATCATCAAACAGATCACTTGGATAAAAACCTTGAGTTACAAAGTGTCTTGTAAGTCGTAAAGGTTGTTTGCCACCTAAGTCTAATTTATTTGCAAAGTCATAAGTACCTGAAGTTGCACTGATAGTTCCTAAATCATCAAAACTTGATATGGCATCAAAATCAGCAATAGAATCTAATAAAACTGGCCCACCTAAAACTAAACCATTTAAAGAACTGTCAAAGCTACAATCAGTTTTCGTTCCAGCAAAAGGTGTAGGCGAATCTGTGTCCTCTCTATCTGTTAAAACAACTAATTTAGGGAATGGATCAGGAGTTGTTACAACAACAGAAGTCTCTCCAGAACTAAGTCTGCCACCATCATCTCTAAACTTAAGAATATATTCCCCATCTACTGCTGGCACTAATGTCTCAGATACGTTTCCTGGTAGGGCAGGAATAATATCAACAGAGTTAGTAAATGTTCCCGTTCCATCTGTAAGATTACTATGCCTTACAACTACGTTTCCACCATGCGTAACATCAATATCTGTAGCCTTATCAAAACGTAATCTCACAAACTGATCTGATACTGGTTCAACAAGTAATCCTGTAACATCCTGTGGAACTGCTGTCTTACCAACAGCTTCAAAAGTTAAATTAGTAGAAGTTGCTGATAATTGATCTAAAACATTATATGAAAATACTTGGATCGTATAAGTTCCTTTTCTACTATTCATTATTTCAAAATCAGGTCTTGACACCTTTTCACTTATAAAGTTTTCATCCTCAAACCTATAATTAACCTGATACTGCACAACACCGACAATAGGTTGCCAACTGATAACAATTTTTGATACAGCCTGATTATTGATAGGAAATATTCTTTCAACAGCATTTAACGCAGAGGGAGGTTCAGTAAGTGAATTTAATTTAGATACAGTTCTTGCTGTTAAAGCTTCGCCATCTTCAATAAACGCATATTTACCTTCAACATAAGACAAAGCAGTAATCGCATAATTTATACCATCTTGTTCTTCTACGGTTATTACTCTGAATAATTGGGACTTAACAGTTACGTTTGATATAAGCCAGATAGTGTTTACGTTAGGTGTCTGCGAAAAAGCAGAACTTACAGTTATAGTCCCATTTGATACAGATGAGATTGTCCTACTTTCAGCCGTTCCATCGGGTAAAAGTACACTTAAAGTTGCATCTCCTACAGGATTTCCGCTTGCATCAACAGCAAAATCTGTTGCAGCAGTGTCATCAACAGTAACAACAGTCGTAGAAGTGACAGTTTTCAATCTTCCACCTCTTCTTACTCCTGCTCTTACTGGATCTTGTATTTCAATAACTGCACCAGGCCGTACAACTATTCCAGAATCTATAGATGTTGTAAAAGTGCAGACCTCAGATTCATTATTTTCAGCGAACAATATTGCTTTCCCTAATCTTCTGGCTTGCCCACGAGAAGTACACGCAAATGCTTTTACTTGCTTTACCACAGTGCCAATCTTAGATTTTATTGTGGCATCCTCTACAACTTCAAAATCCACCTCCTGACTATCCATGTTGTAGTAAGAAACAGATATAACACTATGTCTGGTTTTTAAACTACTTCCTGCATAGCTGAATCCACCCTCTCCTACATTCGATAAATTAAATAGATAACTCGCATCAGTTGGTTTGTCCTGTGTAATTGTTATCGAGCCAGCAGACCAGATCGGCATACATCTCATAACACCAGCTAACTCGTTTATTAGTTCAAACGCTTCTTTAGGACTTTGAATATTTACATTGCAGCTAAATCTAGCCTCTTCTCCTCCAGCACCATCATCAACAAGCGTGTTAGCAAACTTACTGGCTGCTACAAAACTGAAAAGATCAAGAGAACTGTCTGTTATATGAGCACCAAATCCATATCTTTCATTAGTTAAAATATCAAGCAGCACCATGCTAGGGCACGAGGTCCATACAGCAGCACCCATAACTCCATTAAAAATGTATCCGTCTGGGTACACTATCCTGCCCGTTGCACTGTCCACACTTGGAGTACCAGAACTAGATGCTCCTGCTCCTGGAATCCTTACTTTGATTCCTCTGATTCTGAATTTACGAGCAGGAATAGAACTAAACTGCATCGAGTCTAGTCTTATTGAACTATATGCACTATTTAAATATGTAGAAGCATCGTCAATAATCTCTCCAAAACTTGTCCACTGAAAACTGTCTCTTAAATTAGTATCTGTACTATCTGCTGTAACTCTGCTGACTCTTATATCTACAGGAAACGATCCAGTAATATTTACACGATAATCTTTTTGGTACGCATCTCCACTTCTACCCCTGATAGTGTCAGTGATAACGTCAGTAAAACCACCAGAATTATACTGAACAGCTATTTTAAGTTGGACAGAAGAACCTAATAAATCTCCAGCATCGGTGGCCTTTTGTAGTTGCGGAAACGTAACTGATACCTTTACTGCATCAACATTTGTATTTGTTATCTGACGAGTAACAGGAGTGCTTGCGGTAACTGTAACTCCGACACTTGTTGTTGATACACTACTTTCAATTCCAGGTATTTTGGTTTGACTGCCAGTACCAAATCGAGGAGTAAATTTTACATCTTGAAAGTTAAAATCTGTAGTTTGAGGATCGGTAGAGTCTGCTGATGCTCTTAATACTGGAGTGTCGTTAAGAAAAACATCTTTTAATGCAGCGTTGTTGTATGCAGTTGTACCCTTTGTTCTTCCTTCTTTTGATGCTGTTGCAAAACCTTCTATTTCTCCTTCGGATACAAGATCAAGAAAAGTAGCAAACTGTCTACTATGTAAAGTATCAGGCTCTCTAGTAGGTTGCGGAGGTGCTGGAGGAGGACTACTACCACCACCACCGCCACCACCAGAACCTTTGATTGGATATTTTTCTTCAATCATGCTTGTACTTGCTCCGTATCTACTGAACCACTGATTACCACTGAGCCAGTAAAAATTTCTCCGAATACCAGAGGTACGGGAGTTCCTGCTCTTCCCGTCTGCTGCGTTCCACCAAAGCTATAGGATAACCTTGGATCTTCTTCAGAATTAAATTCTGGTTTTTTAGGCAGAGGAGTTAGCATTTCAGATACTCCTGTCAGCACTAACGCAATACCTATATTTCCTGCAAATGCTGTGAGGCTGAACGCTCCAGATGCAGTTGCAAATCCCCCGCCTAAACCACCTGGTCCAAGTCCAAAACCTACGGCAGGGTTTACTATCGCAAATCCAATTAATACAGCACCTAATAATATTTTTCCTACTCCTCTACCAGCACCAGTTATCACGGGTACAAAATGAATATCTTGTCTACCTATAGGGTGTCCTAGTTCACTTTTATCTAATTCATAATCGCCAACTTTTACTTTGTAATATCTACTGTTCATGTGTTGCTCTATTCCAGGAAAATTATTTATTAAAAAACTCATTGCGTGAGCTAATGTATCTGCTTTTACTTCAAATTCTTTGTGACCTACAAACTTTGCAAGTTCTCCATATAATTTTATTTTACGAAGCATAACGATACCTCTTTCCTGTACATTTTAGTAACCACGGAGAATATGGCTCTCTACAAGATAGTCTATCGGTTAAATGATGTAATACCTCATCTCCAAGAAAAATAGCTACATGATTTAAAGTTGAATCTAAAATACTCATCAGTAAAACATCTCCAGCCTGTAATTTTTCATCTGGCCTTAGTTCTCTAAATCCTGTTCTCCACGCATAACTTTCAAATAAAGGATCTTTCATAAACTCTTCTGGAGTTATTGGTCTTTCATAATCTTTTAACTTTATTCCTTTTTCTTGCTTGTAGTAATCACGAACCAATGACCAACAATCTGTTACACCCCATACCCATTGTCTACCTAACAAAGGTGCTTCATATCCCTGTGGCTCGTAGTATCCCCATTGTTTTGTTTTTGGATTAACTATATGCCAAGGTAGCCCACTCTGCTCACAACTAACTTTATCTGCCTGACTAGCAATAGCTGGAGTTGTCGGATGACTATGAACAACAGCAACTATGTCTCCTAAGTTATCTGCCTTTACATAATCTTCTGGATCAAGAATAAAACATTGATGTGCTGTCATTGAAAGATTGCGACAAGGATAATATCTTTCTTTTCCTCGAATATTTAATAAAAGACCAACAGATTCTTTCGGATCTTCAATTTCAGCGTGATTAAGTGCAGCTTCTTTCCAATTCATGTTTGTATAGTTCCAATAGAAGGAAACTCGGCTCTAGTGCATTGTCTTTGTGGGGCACGAATACCAGCAAGATCAAATACAGCAGCTAATTCAAATTGAACTGCCTCTCTATTTTCTGCTGATTTTCTGTCTATTTTGTATATTTCCTGCGGAAACTCTGCTGTGTTATCTGGTGTACCATAAGGATTTATGTTTCCAGGAAAATTAACAGCATCTATAAATCTTGCAAGAGTTCTAATACGGGTAACAGTTGCACCTGTTAGATCATTTCCAGTAGTTGTGTTATTTACTGTAAGCAAAATAGCTGTTATTGTTCCTAACGCATTGCTTACTGTCAAAGTTGGGCGAGGTAATTGTCCTTTTGTAAATGCAAAGCCTTCGGCTTTCACAGGAAATCTTTGATATGTGTTTCCTGCCCAGACTACTTCTCCGTTATCCTTTAAAGATGAACCAGCATGGAATCTATAAACTGTAGTCGCTCCATGTAAATTGTTATCCAGTGCAAGTGTGAATAATTCTATTACCGATGATGGATTTATGTTCTGAAGATTGCTAACAATAGCAGAACTGCTCATGGTTCAAACACCTCTCTAAATGTTGCTTGCACTGTGGCTCTATTGTTATATGGTATAGATTTTGTCCAGTTTTCGCAAACATATTGACCAGCACCAGATAAAGTAATCGAAACATTTCCACTATTGGTAGCACTGGCAGCAGCAGTTACAGTAAACACATTTGAATCAGTAACCGAAGCGACAAGAAATGTACCATCAGTTGCCGATCCAGATGTGTAATCAATAGTGAGTTCATCTCCTACAGCTACACCATGACTTGAAATTGTAATTGTTACTGTAGTTCCTGATTGAGAGTAAGTTCCTGTCTTTGTAAACCCTTCTCCTGGTGGTGTAAAGGTAAAGCTGGCACTGTCATTGGCACGACTATCAAGGAAGCCTTCTATGGTGTCTGCGTCTGTTTCTGAAACATTGAAAGTAAGATTGAATATCTTAGGATTTTGATGAGCAGCAAGTCCAAATAATATTCTGTGTTCGTAGCCGTCAGCGAAACGGACTGTTCTAGTTAGTGGTGCGGATCTTTTCTGCTGTCCGTATGTTGGTGTGATTGATGGAAAAGTAGCCATTATGCAAGTAAACCTCCAGGTCTTTTCTGCTTAATTAATTCTGATTCTATCGCTGCTGACAATGCAATGCCCAACTGCCTTCCCTCTTCTTCATCTCCCTCTACATTAGATCCCGAAGCATCTACATTTACAACTATGTTTGTTGATACTCCCATCTGACTGTTGGGTGTGACCATTCCACTGACACCTGGTGTAAATAGCTCTGGTCCTTTTTCTCCTACAATGTAAGATCTTCCTGCTTTTGCTGGGCCTCCATTTGCTAAAAATCCACTAAATAAACTACCAAATAAACCTAATCCTTTGGTTAAAGTTCCGCTTGCATTACCAAAGAAAGCCATATTAAATGCAGCATCTATCATTTTGTTCAATACATTGTTAAGTACATCATTTAGGGTTGACGTTCCACGGATCAGTCCTTGTATTCCCTGTGCTAAATCTGTACTTATATTTTGGGTCAAACTCTTAAATGATTGTTCAATCATTCTCGCATTTTCTACTAACTGTTTGGCCTGATTGTTCTTTTCTACTAAAGCTCTTACACTTAATCCTTGTGTATCGAGAAGTTTTAGTTCTTCCTCGTTTAGGTTTTTAGTTATGGATTGTATTTGTTTTTGTATATCTGCCTCTTTTAAACCCTCTTCTACAACTAATTTAGAAAACTCTACTTCTTTTTGCATTGTTTTTACTTTTTTCTGGGCACTAGCAACTCTTTTAGCATCAACTTCTAAAGGTGTGTTGCCTCCTGCAAAACTACTACCTCCTCCCATAAAGGCATCTAGTCCAGCAGGGTTGGTTTGTCTAGCTAAATCAAACTTTCTTATAGCTTGCCTTCTTTCATTTGTTATTTGTAATCCCTCTACATTAGTTCCTATCTGTGCCCTCAATATGTTATCAATCTGAGATTGACTCATGCTAGACAACACACCACCAAAATCCTTAAGGAATTGTTTTTCTCCTGGACCTAAGTTAACTGTGCCTTTTCCCTGACCTAGCGAAATAGCAGTTCCCTGATTCAATACTTGATTTACAAGTTTTAAGAAATTAGATATTGGACCAGCTAGAGCTAATTGTAAATTAATAGTAAGTTCTGCAAATGTTTTGTTTAATTCTTTGGAGGCTTCTCCTGCTCTTCTTAATTTTTCTGCTCCATCCTGTCCTAATACAGCAGTTAATTCTTGACTCAATAATGTAGCTAATTTTTCTCGTTCTCCTAAAGACTGTAAAACTTTTGCTCTATTTTCTGCTTCTTTAGTACTGAATAAAGATTTTTGAGTTAATAAATTAAACTGACCATCCAGTGTTTCTATCGACCTTCCTAATTCTGTGACTGAATTAACGAAACCAGTTATACCAGATACTACAGCCGTTCCAATTAGACCTCCTGCAAAACCTCCCATCTGACCACCAAGACCTCCGCCAAGTCCGCCACCGATTGCACCACCAGCAGCAGCTAACGGACCTTGACCAAATAGCAGAGGAAATGCACCACTTATCGCAGCACTGCTAAAGGCTGATCCTCTATCAAAACCTCTACCACCCATAAGTAGAGACAGTGGATTGTTTGCAAAAGTTCTTTGACCTCTAGCATTAAATGATTGTCTACTAGATAACGCACTAAAATCTCCTCTAGGTCGCATTTCTCTATTTAGCCTTTCGGCTTCATCTGCTTGAGCTTTAAAATAAGCAGGAGATCCAACTAAATTTTTGAAACCTTGAACTGGAATAGCATTTTGTTTTGCTACCTTTAGTATGTCTTTATTCTGAGCTTCAAAATAAGCTGGAGAACCAGGAAGATTTTTAAAGCCTCTTACTGGCAGTGCATTATCTTTTGCTACTTGTAATATTTGTTTATTTTGTGCTTCAAAGTATGCAGGAGATCCGACTAGAGATTCAAAACCCTTTACAGGCATTGCATTTTCTTTAGCTACACGAAGTATGTTTGCTGGAGAACCTACTAAGTCTGCTCTACCACCTATGGGTACACGAGGAGCACCTACTCCTTGAGCAGCGTTGAAAGCAGGAGATCCAAACGTAAATCTTGAACCACCGATAGGAGATCTTTGTCCTCCTGCTCTGGCAGCAGCGTCAAAAAATGCAGGAGAGCCAGGAGTAAATCTCGAACCACCAATAGGCAAAGATGGTCCGCCTGAAAATGCTCTTTGGGCTGGAGAGCCAAAATCAAATCGTGTTCCTAGTAAAGGAG